TCAAAATGCTCAGTTATTCATAACGCAGTTGAAGTGAAATACAACCCTAAAGAAAAAGATATGGAAACAATTCGTTTCGTCTATCATACAACTCCACATCGTGGATTAGAATTACTTGTTCCTATCTTTGAAACTCTATGTAAAGAATTTGATAATATTCATCTTGACGTATTCTCAGGATTTGAGATTTATGGTTGGGAAGAACGTAACGAAGCATATAAAGAAATGTTCCAAAGAATTGAAGACCATGAACAAATGACTTATCATGGTGTTAAATCAAATGATGAAGTTCTCGAAGCTTTAGACAAATCTCATATTTTCTTATATCCAAATATTTGGAAAGAAACATCTTGTATTGCATTACTTGAAGCAATCAAATCGCAAATGATTTGTATTCACCCAAATTATGGAGCATTACCTGAGACAGGTGCTAATGCAACAATTATGTATGATTGGAATGAAGATATGAATCATCATGCAAATTATGCTTTTGCTGTGACAAGACAAATACTAACACAAATGAAAAACGATCCTAACTATTTCCATGGATTTACTTTCTCTGACAGATTTAACCTAGCAAGAAACTCAGTTGCTTCATTTGCCACTATGTGGAATACTTTACTAAGGAACATCGGTGATGTCTACCAAAAACAAGGATAACTTAATACCTTTTCCAAATATACATTCAAATCCACCAGTTGACCAAGTCAGTGTTTCAGAAAGAATTCGCGAATATAAAGAATCGTATTCTACAGAACTTGCGGAAATTATATGGGAAAATGTATTAGGAGAAATGGCAAGAGCAGGTTGCGACTTTGATGAAAACATGGATAAGTACTTTCCTTCTATGATTCTTATCTTTGAAGCAATTCGTTCTTTACATCTACAAACAATGGGTGAAGAGCATCAATTACAACCATTTGCTGAAAATAATGTTATGATATTGGATTCTGACCCAGATCGCCTATCTGGTGGACTCAAAAAGAATTTAGAAGAAACTATTGACATCGACGAAGATTTAGATTAAAATATCCATTACAAAATAAATTATGAGTACATATTATGATATTAGTTGATTATAACCAGGTTATGCTTGCGAGTCTTTTCGCAGGTATTGGTAATCACACAAATGTCGAACTTGATGAAAATCTTCTCCGACATATGTTCCTAAATTCTATTAGGTTCAATCGCAAAAAGTTTCACAAAGAATACGGAGAGATTGTTCTCTGTTGTGATAACACAAACGTTTGGAGAAAAGATTACTTTCCATATTACAAAGCAAATCGTAAAAAGAATCGAGACGAATCAGAACTTGATTGGAATATGCTATTTGATGTTATCCATGAAATCCGTAGAGAGATTGAAGAGTTCTTTCCATATAAGGTAGTATATGTTGACCGTTGTGAAGCTGATGATATTATCGCAACACTATGTATGGAACATGGCACTGAATTAAATACAGGAGCAGAAAAGATTCTGATTCTTTCAGGAGATAAGGATTTCATTCAATTACAAAGATTCGCAAATGTTGACCAATACAACCCGGTCTTAAAGAAATGGGTAAGACATGCAAATCCTCAGCAATATATAACCGAACATATATTAAAAGGTGACACTGGTGATGGTGTTCCAAATATATTGAGTGAAGATAATTGTTTGGCAGTCGGTAATAGACAAAAGCCAATGACAAAGAAAAGAATTGAAATGTTCACCAATACTCCAGAACAAATGGATGAGGAGACTAAGTTAAGGTATAATCGTAATAAACAAATGATTGACCTGACTATGATACCTGAGGAATATCAAAAGATTATCCTCAATGAATATAATAACCAAGAAGAAGTTGGCAGATCACAACTGTTTAACTACTTCGTAAAGAAAAAGTTGAAAAACTTAATCGGAGACTTACAGGATTTTTAATTATGATTAGAGATGCAGTGTGTGACGTTATTGACGGCACAGTAAAACAAAAAACAGTAAAAGAGAAAGTTGCTTTTTTACAGAAATATGAATCAGTACCACTTAAAGGTGTTCTTCGTTTGATTTATGATGAAGACATTGAATTTATGGTACCTGACTCAAAGCCACCTTATAAAGAAAATAACTTGATTGACCTAGACACAATGTTGTATAGAGAAGCAAGACGTTTAAGAATTTTCTTCAAAGGCGGTGGTTATGATAACCTAAACCAAATGAGACGCGAATCGTTGTTCATTCAGCTACTTGAAGATCTTTATCCAGGAGATGCAAAATTGCTATCAGAGAATATGATTTCTCATACTCCAGTTAAAGGACTTACAAGAAAGACTGTTGAAGCTGCTTTTCCAGGTCTCTTCGAAACACCTCTTCCGGAACTCGGATTTAAATAAAAGGAAAAACACCATGTCTAGGCGCAAGAAGGTAAGCGCAGATTCCAACGATTGGAATGAATACAAAAAAGTAGACAATAAAAGGAATAAAAGTTCCAAGAATGAAACTAGGAACATTCGGAAACAAAAGCTATCCGAAAAGAAAAACTTTTTTTCATAAAAACTATTGACATTTAGTCAATTCTTTGTTATAATATAATTTGAAATGGAAAAAGAAATGACAAAAATGAACTTTAGAACAGATAAATTAATACTTGTAGACTGTGACGGTGTACTCCTTGATTGGAAATATGCTTTCTACAGCTTTATGGCTGATAAAGGCCATATTATGCAGGTACACGGTCAATATGAAGTGGCCGAGACATTTGGCATTACAAAAGCCGAAGCTAAGAAACTAATCAGACAGTTTAACGAATCTGCAAGAATCGGATATTTACCAGGATTAAGAGATGCAATTAAATATGTTAAAAAATTACATGACGAAGGTTATGTATTTCATTGTATTACTAGTCTCAGTACTGATTACTATGCCGGTAAATTAAGAGAACAAAATCTCGAAACTTTATTCGGTAAAGGTGTATTTGAGAAAGTAGTTTGCCTTGACTGCGGTGCAGATAAGGACGATGGATTAGCTCCTTACAAAGATAGCGGTTGTATCTGGGTTGAAGATAAACCTGAAAACGCAGAATGCGGTCTGAATCTGGGTCTTAGATCTTATCTGATTGCACACGATTTCAACGATGATTATAACCATCCTGACATAAGAAAAGTTAGGCTTTGGAAAGAAATCTACGAAGAAATTGTATAAATAAAAATATGCAATATAGGATTGGATACTAAATGCCTACGTATACATTTGAAGATACAAACACAGGCGAGCAATTCGAGAAGTTCATGAAGATCTCAGCTCGCGAAGATTACCTCAAAGAAAACCCCCATCTTAAAACAATAATTTCTAGCGGCAACTCCGTGATTGATGCTGCGCGCCTTGGTCGAATGAAACCTGACCAAGGTTTTCGTGATTTACTTTCGTCTATGAAGGAAAACAAATCATACACAGGAAACAAAATCAACGACTGGAAATAATTGAGATTTTTGTTATCTCCATAGTTGATGCAAACAGGAGATTAATTATGTCAAGACAGCGTCGTTTATCACCAAAAGAGAAAAGGTTATTGAAAAGGAAACAAAAAGGAACTTTGGATACAAAATTCTCAATGAGAAATATTTCCCCAATGACCACGACTCAAGAGGATATGTTCGACAGCTATAATGCTGGATATAATATCGCTGCTATCGGAACAGCAGGCACAGGAAAAACAATGTGTGGATTATATCTTGGTTTAAGTGACATTTTAAATGATGATAATTATGACCAAGTTATAATTGTCCGTTCAGCGGTTCAGACACGGGAACAAGGCTTTATGCCAGGTACCCAGGCTCAAAAAGAAGCCGTCTATTCAGTACCTTATGCTGATATTGTAAATAACTTATTTGGCAGAGGAGATGCTTGGGAGATACTAAAACAAAAGCATTCCGTCAAATTTATGACATCATCGTTCGTTCGCGGACTTACATTTGATAATTCTATTATTATTGTAGATGAATGTCAAAGTATGACATATCACGAGTTAGATAGTATTATTACTCGTGTAGGTGAAACATCGAGAATCATATTCTGTGGTGACACAGCGCAAGATGATCTTGCTGGGAGTAGGAATCGGAATGATACATCCGGTCTTACCGACTTTATTAATGTATTAAAAAGGATGGACCATTCCTTTAAGATAGTTCAATTTGGAATTGAAGATATCGTAAGAAGTGGTTTAGTAAAAGAATATATTATAGCAAAGGAGAAACAATCATATAGGCCGCCTTTAGCAATGACTGCCTAACAAACTAGGAAGGGGATCTTCGGATCCCCAACCTTTCATAGGATTATATTATGAAATTATTTGAACACAATTCAGAGGCACCAGTCCTCGAAAAACTTACACGAGCAAATGTAGACGGTAAACGTATTTACCAAACTCCATCGGGTGAAGGTTATCCTTCAGTCACAACAGTATTAGGTATTCTTGGAAAAGAATCTCTAATGGCATGGCGTAAACGAGTCGGAGAAGAAGAAGCAAATCGTATCTCTTCTCAAGCCGCACGTCGTGGAACTGCAGTACACAAACTATGTGAAGATTATTTGGATAACGATCCAGATTATAAAAAGAAACATATGCCTGCGAACATTGATATGTTTAATAAGATGAAACCAGTTCTTGATGATAAGATAAATAATATATGGTACCAAGAATGTTTCTTATATTCTAACGAATTACAAACTGCTGGGCAAGTAGATTGTATCGGAGAATGGGAAGGTGAACTTGCTGTCATTGATTTTAAGACATCAAGAAAACTTAAGAAAGAAGAATGGATTCTCAATTATTATATGCAAGTTGCATTTTATGCAAAAGCATTTGAGGAAATGACAGGTACTCAAATTAAAAAAGGTGTTGTCTTTATTGGTGTTGATAATGAAGATCCACAAATCTTCGAATTTAATACGACTGATTACATTGACCACTTTAAAGCTGTAAGGGAAACATATAAAGAATTATATGAAAAAGAAAAGGTACATAATCTCTGATATTAACATGGGAGTTTTCTTAGGGACATATAACGGATATGACTTAGGTATGGAAGAGGATGGTAGAATATATGCATGCTTTGCTGCGAACAATCCTTTTGGCTTAACTACATGTTGCTCATTTAAAACTGAACGTGCAGCTCATCATTATATAACTGATATGTTTCCTCCAAGAAAGCAAAGACAGCTTTCAACACTTGAAGTTGAAACAGAGTCAGAATTTCCTACTGTTGTTGACATAATCAAGTCAGGACATGGAGAAGAAACATTTGATATGATTGATGGATTAGTGGCAGAAGGTAGTCAAGTATTACATTAATAATAAATAACTATTGACATCATAAAGAAAATAGATTAAAATAGCTGAATTATGATTAAAGATACAAAATTAATTCAAGAAGCGTTAATGTTGGCCATTCGTGCACACGATGGTCAAAGACGGAAGTATACAGGAGAACCTTACTCCATACATCCTATTGGCGTTTCAAAAATAGTAGAGACAGTAGAACATACTCCTGAGATGATTGCTGCTGCTTTACTTCACGACGTAGTTGAAGATACTCCTGTTACATTTAGAGAAATCAAAGATACATTTGGTACCACAGTAGCAGAATATGTTCACTATTGCACAAACGTTTCCGAAAAGGAAGATGGGAACCGTGCGTTCCGCAAGAAAATGGATGCAGACCATTTTGCTCTAGGACCTGCTGAAAGTCAAACGATAAAAGTTGCCGACTTAATTCACAACAGTCAAACTATTATCCCACATGACCAAAAGTTCTTCCATAAAGCATATAAGTATGAAAAACAATATATGATGGATGTTTTAACGAAGGCAGACCCAATCCTTAAAGGTCAAGCGCAATCAATGCTTGACGAATCCTGGGATCCAGTTAAATAACGACTGGATCTCCTTATTCCTTTTAGTTCTATCCATATTCCAAAATAATTCATTTTTTCTCATAAAAACTATTGACATTCTTTATGAGATGGTGTATAATAGTTGTATAAAATGAAAAAAGGAAAGGAAATTATGACTAAATTTGACAAGAACCAATTTACCTGGGATGGTATGTATTTAATGTATAGAGGCGATTATGTCGGTTCTAAAACAATGGATGAAGTCCATCCTGACTGTCACCCTTCTTGGGTAGGTAAAGTAAAGCCTGCTTTTATCGCAAGAAACAAATATGGATCTTTTCCTTACAAGTCATGGATTAATTGTCTAGTTGATAACTATACTGTTGAGGAATACCTTAAAGTTTCAAACGAACTATCTCCTAGAGAAGCAGTTAACCTTGTTGGATACTCTGGTAGAGGTAGGTATAACAAAAATGCAAATTTTGTGAAAAAAGTTGCTTAAAACTATTGACATTCGTTATGAGATAGAGTATAATAGTTGTATAAATTATGGAAAAGGTGGAAAATATGAATTATATCGTTAAACAAATTCAGATCCCAGAATCTGAAAAAGAATACCCAAACCTTTATGGTTGGGGTGGAGCTGAGGAGAAATCACCAGCTTGGAAAGCAAAGCTCGAAACTATGCACTTCAGTGAAGAAGATACTTTCGACATAAACAGTCTTCCCTTCTACAAAGACTGCTTTGAAGTTCAAGCGCAAAGCTTGGATCACGTATTTAAAATCACTAACCTATGGGACGAACCTGATGCAGTGTTCACAATCCAACCTGGTCACAGTACTTCAGTCGGTGATATCATCGTAGAGAAGGACACAGGAGATCATTACATTGTTTGTGATTGGGGTTTCAAGTTACTAGGAATTACAGGAGTTCTTTCTGATGTCGCTTAATGAATATTTTGAATTTTTGGATGCTCTGAGGGAGTCAGGAACTATTAATATGTTCGGCGCTCCTAAGGTGCTTCAGGATGAGTTTGGTTTAAGCAAAGGAGAATCTTACGAGATCTTCAAAGCTTGGACTGAGAATTTTAATAACTAATGAATGGAAAAGGAGTATAACTATGGCACATGAATTAGAAATGGTAAACGGTCAAGCCGCAATGGCTTATCGTGAAAGTAAAGGAATCCCTTGGCACGGTCTAGGTGTTCCGGTATCGGATGATATGACTCCGATAGAAATGATGAAAGCTGCTAATCTTGATTGGACAGTTTCAAAGCAAAAATCTTTCATTGAACTTAACGGTGAAAAGATTGAGACAGGTCAGGAAGCGTTAGTTCGTGATACTGATGGAAAAATCTTGACGAATGTTTCAGGTAACTGGAAACCTTGTCAAAACTTGGAAGCATTTGAGTTCTTTAATGAATTCGTTGCTAACGGTGACATGGTCATGGATACTGCAGGGTCATTGAAAGATGGTCAAATGGTATTCGCAGCCGCTGATGTCAAAGATGGTTTTTCCTTATTTAATGGTGATGAAGTAAAAGGTTATCTTTTATTCTCTAATCCTCATGTATATGGAAAATCTATTGACGTTAAGTTTATTATGACAAGAGTTGTGTGTAATAACACATTGTCTATGGCTTTGACTGAAAAAGGTCAACCTGCTGTAAGAATGTCTCACAGGTCTGAGTTCAATGCTGATACTGTTAAGCAGTTACTTGGTATTTCTCATAACAGAGTAGAACAGTTCAAAGAAGCTGCAGAGTTCCTTGGTTCTAAAAGGTATAATGATTCTGCATTCAAGACATTCCTTGCTCAAGTATTTGGTACTTCAAATCAGAAGGACAAGGTTCTATCAAGAACTGCTGAAAGAGCTTTGGAAATTGTTGATACTCAACCAGGAGCTGAGTTTGCACCAGGAACATGGTGGAATGCTTATAACGCAGTAACATATATGACTGACCATGAAATGGGAAGGTCTGCTGATACAAGAGCTGAGGCTGCTTGGTTTGGACATAACGCGAAAAGAAAGCTTGATGCTCTCAACATCGCAGTTGAAATGGCGGAGGCTGCGTAAGCGGCTTCCATTTTCATGGAATTTAATCTTATACAACTATTGACATCATAATGAAACTATGGTATAATAGTTGTATAAATTAAATAAGGATATATTATGATAAAATTTGATGCTAACGGAAAACCAAGAACTCCTGCTTATGTAGGAACATTCAGTACGCAATGTGCTGGTGATATGCTTGAGGTTGATGCAATTAAAGATGTTGTGAAAAGCATGAATGCTGAACTAAAGTATTACAAAGCAAAGGACCAAAGAGGTAGAGATATCAGATTCAGAACTACTCTGAAAGCAAGAAAGCCAATTAATAAAATTACTAATGCAAGGACTGGAAGAAAAGTAGGTTATACTTCTTTCGGTGATGTAATTGGTGGAATGGAAAATGCTGGTGCAGTTGATGTCTATATTCATAGGTACCTAACTGACGCTATGTGGAAGCAAGGAAGAAGCTATGAAAATTAAGATAGAAATTGAACTTGATACGCAAAGGGATGCGGAAGAAATCCAAGATCTTATTCAAATCGTTGAAAAGATTAGAGATAAAGAACAGGATGAAGAAAGTTAGTTTATTTTCATAAAAACTATTGACATTTCATTATGAATGTATTATAATAGTTGTATAAATTATGGAAAAGGTGGAAAATATGAAAATCGTTATTCAAACTCAATACAAAGAAAACTACGCTTGGAACGAGGATGGTACCCTCGGCACAGGCGCTGATGCCTATTGGAAGTTCAAGGGTGGTGACACCTACATCGTTAATGATGTTACCGCTGACCAGGCTCAGCTTTCAACTTTCTGGGATAAGCTTGAGGCGATGGTCACTTATAGCAACGATGCTTCTATGGAATACATTCTTGATATGGAAGTCGTTGATGAAGCTGACTTCAAACTCGAGGATCACATTCAGCCTTGGGAGACTCCTACTTACCTCAATATGAGGCCTAGTGGTGATCTTGCTTTCGCAAAGAGGGTCTATAAGAACGACCCGGAGTATGGCTACATGAGGTCTGAAATTGCCGAAAAGGTTGAGACCTGGACTGCCTTGCCTAGATGTGAGAGAGAAGATTACTTCTGTCAGTTTAAGATGGAGGATGGTGCTCTGCTTTCCTCTGAACAACTTCAATCATTTTTGGAGGCAGCGTAATGAAAGATATTCTATACACTGCTATTTCAATGGCAATCATATCATGCGTTTTTGTGTTTGCTATCTTAGTACATACAGATATTCCTGATGTACATGTATCACATTCGACTAACGAGTGTGTTAAAGTAATAAATTATACTGAAGAATTGTTCTCTTGTGAGAATATGCCTACTAAGTATAATAAGGTTTGGGTAAAATAATGGAAGATATATTAAATCAAATATTCGCAGGTGCATTACTTTTAGTTGCACTAGTTCTTACTTATATCGGATGTCACATGTCTGTTGAGAAGGACGCAAAGAAACATATCCCTTTACTTTGGGAAAAAGGTGGTCTTTTAAATAAAACTTATCATAAAGTGTTTGATAAGAGTAAAGTAAAATATTTTGACGGAGATAATACATGAAACCTCTTATTGATTATTATACTACCGCAGCTGACGCTGTTGTAAGTAGTATTAAGTCAGTGAATTGGAAACGAGTTAGTAAATTGTTATTAGTCGTTCCTTTGGCTCTTATTTGGACACCACTCTATTATGCAATAGATTATATTCATAAAGGTGCAGTGTGGTTCAATACAGCAGGCGGAGATCTTATTGAGGAGTTTATGAATGATTGAGATTTTGAAAGAAGTCACTGATTGGAATGATATGAAAATCAATAATGGTTTCTATCATGTAAATCAAGCTGGGCATTTAATTGCCCATCAAGCTGCAG